CGACATAGTCCCCAGCCGTGTTGGTTTTGTGTAACGAAACTGTACGCCAGATACCTGATCAGGTGGGTCTGCAAACCTGTAGGTCGCAACGCTGGTCACCGACAACTTTAAGGAAAAGTATGAAAAAAGACGTTGCCGACTTTATTTCCACAATGTTTCACAGCAGCACCGTGACGCATTTCATGCACTTAGCCACTGACTCATTTTCGGTTCACATGGCGCTGGGGGCTTACTACACCGAAATTGTTGACCTTGCAGACCAGTTTGCCGAGGCTTACGCAGGGTGCTACGAAAAAATCAAGGATTTTCCTGAGAACTTTCACAATGCCAAAGACCCTGTTAAGTACCTAACCAGCATCAAGGATTACGTTTATAAAAACCGTGAGGCATTACCAGATGACACCCAGCTCCAGAATATCGTAGATGAGATAGCGGCGCTGATTGACACAACCCTGTACAAGCTGACCCTCAAATGATTAGGATATTTGCTGGCTACGACCCAAGGGAGGCTATTGGCTACCATGTGTTCTGCCAAAGCCTAATTGAGCGCACTAGCGAGCCGGTCGCCATCACGCCGTTTTTCGGTAAGCAGCGGGACGGCACAAACGCATTTATCTACCAGCGGTTTCTTGTACCCTACTTTACAAAATTCACCGGCAGGGCGATATTCTTGGATGCCAGCGATATGCTAATGTTGTCAAACATTGATGACCTTAACAAACTATTTGATCCAACCAAGGCGGTGCAGGTGGTCAAGCACGAATACCAGACCAAGCACCCAAGGAAATATATCGGTACACCGATGGAAGCGCCAAATAGGGATTACCCTAGAAAGAATTGGTCAAGCCTAATTTTGTGGAATTGCGAACACCCAAGAAACAAGGTGCTGACACCTGAGTTTGTGGACGATCACAGCGGCTCAGACCTACACCGATTCGGTTGGCTTCCCGATTCACTTATCGGTGACCTACCGAAAGAATGGAACGTGTTAATTGGCGAGCAGGAAAACAAAAACGCCCGAATTGCCCATTACACGCTGGGCATTCCTGAGTTTGAACATTATCAGGATTGCGACTTCAGCAAGCAATGGTTTAACACCAAAAGCCGCATGATGAATGGCTTGATTAAGATGAAAGAAATGGCTGATGCCTAAGCATTTAGCCATTGTGCGCTGGTCGAAAAAACTGGAATACTGGCTGTACAAGGCGGTCTACGACAATTTCCACAAGCATTGCCTCATTAGTGACCAACCATTTTTCAGCAAAAAAACTCTAAGACCCGCCAAAGAGCTGGAACTGGCGCACCCATTAATTAAATTTGAAGTGCTGAAGATTCTTGAAAGATACGAGGAATTGACACCGTTTCAAGTAATGTCGCCAGATCAAGAAAGCCTGTCAAACGATGACAAGTGGAAATTCTTTTTTCTAAAGTGCGCCAACATCACGTTTAAGAAGAATGCCCAAATGATGCCGCAAACGATGGCAATCATTGACAAATACCCTGAGATCATCAGCGCCTACCTGTCAATCCTTGGGCCACACAAGACCCTAGAAAAGCATTGCGGGCCGTGGTCAGGCATTTTGAGGGCGCATTTGGGGGTGGTAATTCCATCACCGGCAGACCCAGCCAAGAAACCGCACATTATTGTTGACGGGTTGAGATATGAATGGAAAGAGGGCGAGGTGGTTTTCTTTGATGACACCTATGAACACGAAGCCCACAACCCGACAGACGAGATCAGGGTGGTGCTGTTCATGGACGTATTGAGGCCAATGTCGTTCCCCTATAACTGGCTGAATCGGTTTATACTTTCGGTAGCAATCTTGTTTCCATACATCTGGATACCCTATTTCAGACACAAGAAATGGGAAAAGCAATTCCACGGGGGTAAAAATGCCTAGTCATTCTGCAAAACAAGCCCAATTCATGCAAGCTGCGGCGCATAACCCAGAGTTTGCAAAGAAAGCCGACATTCCTGTTAAGGTTGCACAGGACTATGCGGCTGCCGACAAAAAGATGGCAATGGCAAAAGCCTTAGCGAGAAAATAATGCCTAAAAAAGAGGGTGATTACAAATTGTTAGCCCAAGCAATCAGCCGACAGCCTGGCATTGCGCCTTACGGCATGAGGCATTTGGAAAACGGTCAAGACATAACTGAGGGTACGGTTAAAGGTAAGGGCTACTTTGGCGAAGTTCCAGCAAACCAAGGCGGCGCAATGACTGAACTGTCAAGCGCCTATGACCAAGACGGCAAATTGGTGTCTCATCCATTGATTGTGCCAACGCTGACTAAAGAAGAAATAGATTTGCTTGGTATGGGATTAAAACCAACGCCAGAAATTTACAAAAAAGCACAAGACTACGCCCAGCAACGAATTGCCGCAGGTCAAAGCCCATTTGCAACAGGGCAAGAGTTAAGATACCCTGTTCCAACAAAGTAACTAATGCTTTATTATGAATAACGAAACTAAAGTAGTTAAAACTAGAAAGAAAGCTGGCGGTCGCATTGTAGGTACGCCTAATAAGGTCACAGCGCAGGCTAGAGAGGCCATAGCAATGTTCGTGGATGGTAATGCCCACCGACTCGCACAGTGGCTTGACGAGGTTGCTATGGGCGTTCCTGAGCATGACATAAAACCCAACCCTGCCAAAGCCTTTGAGCTATTCCAATCAGTGGTTGAATACCATGTACCCAAACTTGCAAGGACAGAGATCACCGGCAAAGACGATGGGCCGGTAGAAATGGTGGTGACATGGGGCGGCGTGAAGTAATCCTGCCATACAACCCTCGGGCGGCTTTCATGCCGTTTCACTTGAGGACTGAAAGATGGTCATGCCTACTTGCCCACCGCAGGGCTGGAAAAACGGTAGCGGCAATCAACGACCTGATCAAGCGAGCAATCACTGAGGGCGGTCGAGGCGCACAGTATGCCTATATAGCCCCATTCAGAAGCCAGGCCAAGCGGGTGGCATGGGATTACCTCAAGCATTACGCCGCACCAATTACCAAAACCACCAATGAAGCCGACTTAGCGGTGGAGCTGGTGAACGGCGCAAAGATCATGCTGTTCGGTGCTGACAACGCTGACGCAATGCGGGGTATGGGTTTTGATGGTGTGTATATGGATGAATACGGTGACTTTAGACCAAGCGTATGGGGAAACATCATCAGACCTACTTTGTCTAGCACTATGGGCTGGGCGGTGTTTGGTGGTACGCCAAAGGGCAAAAACCAGTTCCACGACATCTACAAGGTCAGCCAAGTTGTGCCAGATTGGTTTCTGCTACGCCTACCGGCATCAGTGTCCAAGCTGTTGCCAGACACAGAATTGCAGGCGGCTCGGTCTCAATTAAGCATTGATCAATACGATCAGGAATTCGAGTGCAGCTTTGATGCAAGTATCTTAGGGGCCTACTATGGACAGGAAATGCGCCTTGCTGATGATGAGGGTAGGATTTGTGAGCTACCGTTTGAGCCAGAATCTCCAGTATTCACCGCATGGGACTTGGGCTACCGAGATGACACCGCTATTTGGTGGTATCAAGTGGTCAGGGGCGAGATCAGGGTGATGGACTATTACGCCGTATCAGGCGCAAGCATTGAGGAAATAGCCGATGTGGTCAACGCCAAGGGCTACCGATACACCCGCCATTTCCTGCCGCATGATGCCAGAGCCAAGACCCTTGCAAGCGGGGGTAAGTCCATTGTTGAGCAGTTGGCGGCACATTTGGGCGGCATGAGCAAGCTGGCAATCGTGCCTGAAATTGGTGTACAGGACGGCATCCAAGCTGTGCGGATGATCCTGCCCATCTGTTATTTCGACTCCAGATGTGATGAGGGGCTGGAAGCGTTAAGGCAATATCAGCGTGAATATGATGAAGATAAGAAAACTTTTCGTCAAACTCCGCGCCATGATTGGTGCTCACACCCAGCAGATGCGTTTAGAATGCTTGCAGTAGCCTATAGACAAGAAGTAAAAGATCAGACACCGCCCAAGGGCAAGACCCTGCAAACCATCACATTAGATGAGCTGTGGGACTTTGAGATGCAACATAGAGAGGAACGAATATGAGCCAGCCAGTAGCAGAATGCGGTGGATACAAAAACATCACCGCCACAGGCGCAGTCAGTAATGGCCCTTGCCAGTTGATTGGTTTCTACGTCAACAACACGACCGCAGGCACATTGGTGCTACGCAATGGCGGCGCAAGCGGTGAGGTGATGAGTGGCACGATTACCCCATTGATTGGCTTTCACCGATTCCCCGCTAACGTGGGTGTCAGTCTGTACGCCACGATTGCAGGCACTGGTTTGGATGTGACATTCTTCTTTGCCGCAGGTAGTTAACCATGTACGAAGAAAACGGCGCATACGAGGGCGAAGACCCAGGCCCGTACTGGCATGACCAGATTGAGACCGCCATCAAGATATTTGATAAGTGGGAAAAGCGCGGCTTAAAGGTTGTCAAGCGGTATCGAGATGAGCGAGATGCCATTGAGATGCCAAGGATGAAGTTCAATATCCTTTGGTCAAACATCCAAGTGTTGTTTCCTGCTTTGTACGGTCGACAAGCCAAGCCCGAAGTTTCCCGCCGATACATGGATCAAGACCCTGTAGGTCGATTGGCATCCACGATGCTTGAGCGCGTGATGGAGTACGAGACCACACAATTCAATGACTTTGACGCTGCCATGTCTGGGGCGGTGCAGGACAGATTGCTGCCTGGTCGCGGTACGGCATGGATTCGCTATGAGCCGGTCATTGTCAATGAGCAACCTGAGGCCGAGGGACAACCAGAAGAAGCTGGCGAAGCTCAGATATACGACACGGTCGAAGACCCAACAGAGCGCATTGATGCCGCCCATAGCCCAATTGATTACGTCCACTGGTCAGATTTCCTGCATTCGCCAGCTCGCACATGGGATGAAGTGTGGTGGGTAGCTCGGGCGGTTTACATGACCAAGGACGAGGGCGTAGAGCGTTTTGGTGACGTATTTAAAAACGTCAGCCTGACCAGCTCAAACACCGACATGGACGGTAAGAATCCATTGACCGCCAAGATGACCTATGACAAAAAGGCAATGGTCTATGAGATTTGGAACAAGCGCAGCGGTAAGGTTTGCTGGATAGCTAAGGGTTATCCACAATCGTTAGACGAACGTGATGACCCGCTAGAGTTGGAAGAATTCTTTCCATGCCCCAAGCCGCTGATGGCAACCACCACCACTGGCACGATGATCCCTGTACCTGATTATTGTGAGTACGAGGATCAAGCGCAAGAGCTGGACAACCTGACCCAGCGCATTTACCTGTTGACTAAGGCTTGTAAAGCGGTTGGCGTGTTTAATGCCGAGTTCAAGGAACTGGCGCGGATGTTTAGCGAGGGCGTGGACAACAAGCTATTCCCAGTGACCGGCTGGGCGGCAATGTCGGAAAAGGGCGGCTTAAAGGGCGCTATCGACATGATGGACACATCGCAGATCATTGTGACCTTGCGGGAGTTGTACGCTGCTCGAGAGCAGGTCAAGCAGTCGATCTACGAGATCATGGGCATATCGGACATCTTGCGTGGATCGTCTAAAGCTCAGGAAACCCTCGGTGCTCAACAGCTCAAGGCCAACTTTGGTAGTTTGCGGTTAAAGAGTAGCCAAGGCGATGTAGCTCGATTTGCTACCGACATCTTCAAGCTCAAAGCGCAGGTCATTTGCAAGTTTTACCCGCCTGAGCTGATTGTGGAGATGTCTG